TCAGGTCCTTTCCGGAAACGCAAAACGCGCCACGATGCGCCGTTCCCACGGCGGCGTCAGGGCGCTCTCGACAACTCCATGACCGCTATAGGCATGGATGAATGTGGGGCAGGTTCCGGTTTCGGCCTGCAATCCCAGATGTTTGGCAACTGCCCCCTGACGCATGCGAAAGAGCAGCACATCGCCCTCGGCGTCCTCACTCAGAGGTTTGGGCCTCAGTTGCCGCAACGCCGCGCGCCACAGCCGTTCGTCACCCTGCGGCTCGGACCAGTCGCGCGTATAGGCGGGCACCGCCTCGGGCTCAGCCCCGAACACTCCCCGCCACACACCGCGCACCAACCCCAGACAATCGCAGCCTGCCCCGAGGCTTGAGGCCTGATGCACATAAGGCGTTCCGATCCAGCCGCGCGCGGCGGCGATAACCGGGCTCATCGCAGACTCCCGCCGCCCTTTGGCGCGCTTCCGCGACCGGGATAAGCCATCACCCAATCATCGCCGGGAATGTCCGGAAATCCCTGAAAGTTCAGGATATTGGAAAATTTCAAACGACAGGTCTCCAGCCGCTTGTCGCATCCCGCCTCCAGCCGCACCGTATCGCCCGCGGCGATTTCGGCGCGCAGTTCCTCCCACAGCTCGACCCGGCGCGCGCCGCCCGCATAGCGGTCGTTCTTGATCACACCGATCAGGCCTTGAGCCGACCCAGACAGCACCGTCAGCCGCCCACGTTCGAACCAACGCGGCGAAAATTCATCGAGCCCGGCAAAGACCAGCACCCGATCTTCCTCAATCCGGGTCACCGCGCCTTCATGGGCATAGCCCGAGATCGCAAGATCGAACCCACAGGCCGCGTCGCCCAAAACAGCTGAACAGGGCTTTTGAAACACCCGCCCCTCAGGCCGATTCATCGGTTCGGCCAGGCCGCGCAATTCGACCTGAAACGCCCCGCCCTGGCGCTCAAGCTCGCCGAACGATCCCTTGAATTGCAGCGCCCGGTTCTCCGGGGCCGACCAGTTGACCAGCCAGGCCTCCACTACCGCGCCATCGAACCGGCCGGCCAGAATATCCGCTTCGGTGATCGCGGCATCGCTCAGCGCGCCGACGGCTTCGGTATTGTCCACCGACAGGCCCGTGGTCTGGCTCAGCGCCGCCGCCGACAGGCCGGTATCGGCCTTGAACACGGTGCCCTCGAACGCCAGGGCGACGTCATGATCGGTAAAGCCATAGGTCGCCCCATCGGCCCGCGTCACCCGCCAACAACGCGCAACCTCGCTGGTGCCGGTCTGCAGATGCGCCAGCAACCCCTCGCTTGCCCCGCTCATACCCGGATCTCCACCACCGGCACATCCGGCGCTTCACCGGCCTGAAAACTGGCCAGCGAAGTCTGGATCCGATCAATGTCAAAGCGAACCGGCACGTCAAATTCAAAGCTCGCCGCAACCTCCACCCCCGCATCAGGGGCGTCGTTGAAGCTGATCAGCCCGGTCGCGTGATCGACATCGAAATGCGTGCGGTAGACCAGCTCGGCCTCATCCAGCCCCGCCACCACGCTGCCATCCACCGGCTTGGTAATCGGGCGGGCATAGGTCTCGGCCCCTGACCGGTAAACCTTGGCCAACTGAAACACCCGCGTCTCGCCATCGCCCACCCCGATCACATTATCCCGAAAATGCAACGGTTTGGAGGGTGCCGTGCCCTTGAAATCCGACCAGTCCTTCCAGCGAAACCCGTGCAATTGCCCGCGCCTCGCCTCGAAAAACGCGATCAGCGTCTCGATATCGTCCAATGACCGCATACCGACACCCGCATCATAGCGGCGGCGCGAATGCGCCCAGGGGGTGTTGCGTTCCTCAAACCCGTTGGCCAGCGTCACAACTTCCGTGCGCCGCTCCGGCCCGCCGACCGAGCCAAAGCTCAGATTGGTGGGAAAGCGTATCTCATGAAATGCCATCTCAGGGCCTCCCTCAACGATTGCGTTGCCCGCGCGACAGCGCCCGGCCCATCTGGGCAGCAATCTGGCTTTTTGATTTCTGGAACCCCTGCACATCGGGGGTCTGGATGTTCATGGTAATATTGACCGGCGCGCCGCCGCCGCGTGCCTGCACACCCAAACGCCCATCGGCCCCGCGGGTCAGCGGCATGATCGCCTCGGGCCCCGCCTCGCCCATCAGGCCCATCCCCCCGCGCATGGCGAAATTGGTCGGGCCATTGACAATGCCGCCCTGGGCAAAGGGCGTCACCCGCCCGCCGGAAAACGCGCCGCCTTTTTCAAATGGCAAAATGCCCGAAACCAGCGCGTTGACGCCGTTGGCCAGAGCCCCGCCCATGGCGTTCTGAACCGGGCGTAGGGCCGTGTTATAGGCTGCATCGACCATGCTTTGCGCCACGCTGCGCAACGCATCCGACAGCCGCATCCCGTCAAACACCACCCCGTCAAAGGCGCGCCTCAGCCCGGTGCCAAACGACCGGCTCAGCCCCTGCACCTCGCGGCCGGTATAGAGCATGGTCTCCTGCATCGTGCGCAGCTCGCCCTGAAAGGCCGCAACCATCGCCGTGGCCGATCCCAACGATGCCTCAAGCTCTCCCAATTCGGCGTCAAAGCCGTCAATTTCTTCATCCATTGCCATCGTCCTTCACATCCGCATCGGGAAAACGGGCGGCCAGGGCCTCAAGCCCCGCCCGTCCCATAGGCGCAATGCCGGGCTCGTCACCCATCAAAAGCAGCAATTCCGCAGGCGTCAGCGCCCAGAACGCCGCCGGTCGCAACCCGAGCCCCTGCATCCCGGCCCGCATCAGACCGGGCCAGTCGAACGGTCTAGCGCCGCTCATTGGGGCGGCCGGAAGGCCAACGCCAGCAGCCGCGCGGCAACGCGCGCGGCCTCCAACGGTCCACCGGCGATCTCGGCCTTGGCCAGATCGCACAGCTCACCATTCCAACCGCCCCCCCGCAGCCCCGCGCAGACCAGCGCCAGAACATCGCGCGACTTGAACCCGCCCGCCTCGAACCGTTCGACCAGATCGGCAATGCTTTCCGCATTCAGCCAGGTTTCCAGTTCGGCCAGCGCGCCCAGGGTCAGTTTCAAAACCCTGCGTTCGCCATCCAGTTCCAACACCACTTCGCCTGCCCAGGGGTTCGCCATGGCTCAGAGCGCCGTGAACGAGAGCAGGCCCGCCGATGCCAGCGACAGCTCATAGCTCGCCTCGCCATCATGGCTGCCCGCATATTCGATCGAGGTGATCTGAAAGGCCCCCTCGACGGTTCCGAAATCGGGGATGATGACCTGAAATTCCGGCACTTCCCCATCAAAGAAAATCTGGCGGGCGCGCTCATCGGTGGCCGCATCGCGAAACACGCCCGAGCCAGAGATGGCAGCCGATTTCACACCGCCACCGGCCAGCAGCTCGCGCCAGCCGCCGACACTTTCCAGACTGGTGACATCCACCGTCTCCGCATTGAAGCTCAGCCGCGACGCACGCAGGCCGGCCATGGTCTGAAACGTCGATGTGCCGTCCAGATCGACCTTGATCAGCAGGTCCTTGCCATTTTGGGCAACCATATCATTCTCCAGTTATATCAAGTGCCTAGGGTTGTGTATTCACGCAATGGCTTCGTCCAGCCGGGCGCGAAACCAGATGTCGATCCGGCGGTTGGTGTTGGTTCGCACGGCCGTCGCGCGGTAAAACTGAATGCGGCTCACACGGCCCCGGCTCAGGCTCAAGGGAGCGGCCAGAACAGCGTCCGACACCGCCGCTGCCGCCTGCTTGGCCAGATGAAACCCGGCCCCCGTGGTGACGACCGAGACGCTGAACTCATGCAGCGCGCCACCCTCGGATCCGTCGCTCTTGTCGCGTACCTTTTCGGGGCCGAGCGTGACGTAGATCTCGGGCTGCGGCCCCGGCGGCATCGCGTCATAAACCTCCGCGCCGACAACCGCCGCCAACCCCGCATCGACGCTCAGGACGCCATAAACCGCCGTCTGAAGCGCCGCTGTCATGCCATAGCTCATGCGCCCTCCTCCTCGGTGGCAAAGCAGATCAGAAACCGCCCCTCGGCGTCGGCCTCCGTCACCGCATCAATGGAAAAAAGCCGGTCGCCATCGCGAAACCGCTGCAACGGCGTGGGCCGCGATGGCGCGCCTTGCGGGGCCGCGCGGACGGTGATCCTGAACCCCATCCGCGCCAGATCGCCGCTTTCGCGGCCGGTCCGGGGCAAGATCTCGCCCCAGACCGTGCCAAGCGGCTGCCAGACCTCGTTAAATCCGCCCGCGCCATCGGCAACCCGCACCGGGGCCTCCAAGAGCAGGCGGCGTGACAGATTTGGCCGCATCATCCGCCCACTCCCCGCATCCGCACCGGCCGGTAAGGCTCGATCAGCACGGCCACACCCATGGCAATCCCCGCCTCTCCGGTGCCCTGCGCCTCATAGATATCGGCGGCCTGGATCAGAACCGCCTGGCGCAGATCGGCGGGGATGCTCGGCCAGTCCAGCCCAAAACCCGCCACCATCTCGATCTCGATCGACCCGCCGCGCGACGGGTTCGGCAAGCTGCCCGTCGCCTCCAGAACCGGACGATGCGCATCCTTGCGCAAGGTGTAGGCCTCCGCGTCCACCACCGTTTCGACACCGCCGCGCGTGATCACCTTGACCGAAGTGATGCTTTGCACCGGAGCCACAGGCAGGGCCTGTTCCTGCGCCGATTTCCACCCGCTCAGATACCAGATGAACCCACGCTGAAAGAGCGCTTTTCCGATCCGCGCCTCGATCGTCGCAAGCGACGCCCTCAGGCAGCTATCCAGCTGCGCATCCTGACTGCCATCATCGGCAAAACCCGACGCCAAGCGCAGGTGATCGGTAAGCTCGGTCACCGGCAGCAATGCGCTTGGAACCGAGGACATTTCGACCATCATCATATTGTGTTTTCTCCACCAAAGAACTGCCTCAGGAAATGGCATGGCAAGGCCCTGCACCGCTCATGCGGAGGACAAAATGGCTGGAGGCCGCCGGACCCCGCCATGCCGCCCGCCCCGACCCGATCCAGGGGTCGGAGCGCGCATCATGTGCCTGCAATTCGCGCCCGATCAGGTGATGCCGAATTTCAGCAGCTTGATCGCCGCGAAATCACTGACATCGCCGCCAACCCGCTTGGTGGCATAGAAAAGCACATGCGGCTTGGCGCTGAACGGATCACGCAGAACGCGCAATTCGGGACGCTCGGCAATGGTGTATCCGGCGTCGAAATTGCCAAACGCGATGGCCATGGCATCCGAGGCGATGTCGGGCATGTCTTCAGCGATCAGAACCGGATAACCCATCAGGCGCGCGGGCTCTCCGGCGGCCAGACCATCGGACCACAGGAACCGGCCATCGGCATCCTTCATCTTGCGCACCGCACCTGCGGTTTTCGAATTCATCACGAAATTCGCATTTGCGCGATATCGCGCGCCCAGCGAATAGACCAGATCGACAATGGCATCGGCGGGGTTGGTGGCGTCAAAATCTCCCGCCGCGCCGGTGATGACATAGCCCAGATTGCTCCAGCTCCAGGTCGCGTCATCGACCGTCGGATGGGTCAGGAACCCAGTCGGCTTGTCGATACCGTCGCCCGCGATAAAGGCCATGGCCTCGGCGCGCGAAAACTTGTCGGCGATGCGTTCAGCCAGCCAACCCTCGATGTCAAACGCCGTGTCATCCAGCAGACGCTGGCTCGCCTTGGGCAGCGCCGACAGCTCGTGCAGCGGGATCGAGATGCGCTCGATCTGCGGCGTGCTGGTTTCAACAGACGCGGCAGTTTCGCTGGCCCAACCGGCCCCCACATCGGTCTGATCGATCAGCACGTCAAAGGACGTCGCCTCGACATTCACCACATTGGCAACCGAGCGCAGGCTGGAGGACCCGCGCAGCACGCCCTGGATCGCTTCCGCCGTCTGCGGATCGACCAGATAACCGCCCTCGGCATTGACGGCGGTGTTCAGCGCCTTGCCTTCCAGCTCAAGCCCGCGCAGGCCGTCATCATCGCCGGTGCGCAGATAGGTGCCCATGGCTTTCTTGTGCGGTGCACCCTCATGGGTCGCAGCACACAGCGCCGGGCGCGAATGGGTCATGGTTTTGGTTTTCAGCATCGAAATACGCTCTTCCTGTTTTGCAAGTTTGGTGGTCATGTCGTCCTGGAACTGGCTGAATTCATTCAGAAACCCTGCCAGTGC